AAGTTATTTGACATGTAAACCATCATACCAAGTTGAGTCGAGTTACCGATTTTACCACTTGCAATTGTTTTACCTGTGTCTGTGTAAACGATATCAGCAAGAATCATCTTATTTAATACGTAAGGTGATACTTCTAAGCACATATCGCCATCATCAACGTTGTTAGCCATTAAGATTGTCTTAGCTTTCATAAGCGTTGATAATACATTACCTGATGTTAATGAACTCTCTGTAATAGTTACACCAGCGTCTACATATTTACCAGCTACAAATGCATCTGATCTGTTCTTAAGACCAATAATTGCTTTTCTGATACCTTCTTGCAATACACCACCAGTTGTTTGCTTTTCGTCTACATCATCGATATAGAATGCGAAAAACTTAGATTCGGTGATTTCTAACCATCTTGATTCATCTTGAAGTTCTTCAGGTGTAATAACTGTTGAATTTGGTGTGTAATCGCCGATAGTAGGCTCGTTGATAGAATTGATTTTAACTCTTGAACCTTTACCTTTGATTTCACCACTCCAAGAAGTAGTACAGTTCTTAACTAATACGTGTTTTTTATCCAGTTCTTTAAGAATTTTACTGGACCACAGTTCTGGAATAAAGTTTTTTACTGACATATGTTTCCCTCCTAATTAAAATATCCCGACTTTTCAATCGCTGCATAGTGTTCGTTGATCCATTTGGACCTCTCAGAACTAGGCATCGATGCTAAAGTCTTCTCTATTTGTTCATGTGATAAAGTTGCTTCTTTAGGTGCTGTTTGTTTTAATTCGCCTGTTGATGTATCTTTATTTTTAGCAAGTTTCTTCAAAGTGTCTTGTTCAGTTCTAGTCTTGATATCTTTAAGAATGTGATCAGTGTACGCTTCTTTCATAGATTCGCCATTTTCGTACGCTCTCAATACCTCTTCAGGTAGATTATTAACGTCTAATTCTTGTGAAAACGTCCCACTGTCTAACTTCTTTTGATGCCATTCTATAAAACTTTCCATATCTCTTGTTTTCTTGTCTTGCTGGTTACCAAATGAATTTGCAACAAATTCTTCAGCAGCTTTTCTAGCAGCTTCTTCACTCATTCCATTGTCTACATATTCTGAATACTTGTCGTTGATTCGAATGTCTCTTACAAATTCAGCGCCGTTATCATATCCCGACTCTTTCATGTAATCGTCTAGCCACTTGTAATGCGGCGAACTCATTCTTGACTCTAATTCAGAAAGTTTTTCTTTGTATCTAGGTAATGCGCTACCCATTTCAGCAGCTTCTTTAAGTTCCTCGATACTTTCAAACTTTTTAGCGTTCTTGTCAAATTGAATCTCAAACCTATCTAAAAAAGCTTGATTTGCTTCTGTGTAATCGGGTTCTGCTTCTTCTGCTTCTCCTTCTTCGGATGGCATTTCCTCTGTAGGTTCTTCAAAATCTAACTCTTCCTCAACTACTGGTTCTTCTACTCCCTCTTCTTCCGAGAATAGTTGTAAATTAAACTTGTATTTAGTCATTGGCATATGACTCCTTTCTTGTTAAAACAATCCCTGGCATGGGATATAAAATATAAAAAGCGCCACTACAATTAAGTAATGGCGCTCAATGGCACTCTGTTATTCTTTATTAAAACTAGGCATTTCTATGCGATTAATTGTTATAGCTTTGCCTTTGCCTTCTATTTTATTAGGTGCATAAGTAAACTTCCCTAACTTTAATTTCAAGCAAAACCATCTTAAAAACTTGTTGTTACCTTTGTATTTTGGTTCAAATACTAGTGTAAAAAGTTTAGGTTTCTCTAATTCTTTGATTATGTGTTCTTGCCATACTTTAGGTATAAAAGTTTTTACCATTCTGTACCTCCTTAGGGTATCTACTCAAAATCGCTTGGTAAATCATACATTTTCATAGGTTTTATGGCATATGATTTGTTTATAGTTTTGCATCTTGGGCATTTAACTTCTATATCGGATGTACCTTCGTGCTTTAGTAATAGTTTGTTACACACATTACCGTTATACGCTCCTTGGCACCGTAACTCTTTAATGGTCATCACCTCCTAAGTTCATTATACTGCAAAACTTTTTGCACTGCAAATTATTTTGCATCAGGTAATTCGTACTTGAACTCTATAACTGGAAATTGTACACTTCCTAGCGTTTCAATTACTGTCCTAGTGCTTAGTAATTTAGCTTGTGGGTGTTTGCCTAGTAGAATACTCCTAAGCTTGTTGTATGGGTTAATTTGGTTAAATTCTATTACTTCCTCTTCTTCACCTACAAATTCATAGGTTTCTTTAATCATCGCTCCGACTTTTGTCATTATTGTCCTCCTAACATGCCTTTGACAGCTTCTTTTAATTGTTCAGGGTCTAGGTTAGCCATTTCTTGTTGTATTTTAGGTGGCTGAGACTCCATAAACATCATTATAAACTGGTCAAGTAGTTGTTGATCGTCGTTTTCTTGAATAAGTCCATCTAAGTCTTTGATTAAATCACTAGGGATGCGTTTAAATATGTCATTAGGGTTCTTGATGATACCTCTATCCCAAAAGTCCATTAAGAACTGTGTAGACGTCACCTCTGACCATTGCGTTGATGCTCCTACGTCAATTCTAGTAGTAAAGTTCATATCTGCGTAATCTGTGCCAGTGAACTCTACAACTTCGCCATCTTCATCCTTCATCTTTCTAGTGATATTGTACTTGGTCTTGTAGAAATCTTCCCATATAAGAGCAACTTGCTCTAAATAATCGTATAATCTACGCTTGTATGTTTCATTAGGGATGTTTGCTTGTTTGATTTGAGTTAATAAAGCTGCAGCGTTCTCAGGTCTAGCTTCACCTTTGATATTTTGGTTAACTCCCGCTAAGTCTTGCGTTCTAGTGATGCCCTCTTCTACTGATTTATCAACATCAATAGTCATAGCTGTAGGCTGTACATACGTCATAGCATCACCAATTCTAGTTTGTGGCGATGCATTAACAGGATTTACACTACCGATAGCATTACTGAATGATCCCAACATATTCTTATTGTATAATACTTTAGGAATAGCCAACATAAGAGCGTGTTTATGTCTTGCTGCTTGTTGAAGGTTAACAACTCTTTGATTCTCTAAGTAGCGAGTCATTTCAGCCTCGCCATAGATAAATCTCTTTCTAGGTTTGTAAGTAAATACAGCAATAGGAAATCTAGTTAACTCTGTATCTTTCCAGTCCTCTATTACAATGTTCTTAGTAGTTAATGAAGAGTGAATAACATCATCAATCTTTTTAAAGTTAACAACTAATGTACCTAAATTATCTTTACTTTTAGTGTTATCTTGTTCTGTATCAGTCTTTTCAAATGCTGCATAAGTACGTTCCTCTTCGTCAGTCATAATCATTTCAATCTGATCTTCGGGTACGCCTTTTTGTTTAGCTAACTCTCTTAACTCTGTTACTGTCATTCTGATAACGATTTTATTCCATGGTTGCTTTTGGATATTTACTTCATGTGGATTAGCAACGTATAAATCAATCATATCTACTAACTGGCCGTTAATGTCTCCAATAGATACAAAGTTATTACCAATCTTAATAGTATCATCCCACCACCAATAACTAACGCCAATACCTTGAATAGCGCCATCTAATACAACTTGCTCGTTCTTAGCGTCCATTTTAAGCCGTTCCCAGTTCTTTTTATCAGCTAGGTTAAATGCCTTTACTGCTTGTTGAATCTCTTCGTTATCCTCGTCCATATCATCCACAGCACGTTGGATAGTTAATTCATTCGCTAGGATAGATGCAACCTTAACGTCAGTTGTCTGTCCTATGAAGTTGTACGTTGTTCTTCTGAGGTTCTTAGCATCGATACCTTTCCACTGGTCACCAATGTACTGTTCTTCGTTTATACGTGGAATTTCGTACAGTGAGTTAGCAGTTTTAAAGTTACGTGCATCTTGTAGATACTTCCATTCTCTGACAGGATCTACTTTCTTCTTATCATCTTTGTAGTCTTGCACTAGAAGTCACCTCCTTGGTTCATTTCTTCTTGGATTTGTTCAGCTAGTTTAATCGATGTTTCTTTGTCCATTACTTTATAGTTATTGATAGATACAAATCCTTTGCCTATCGAGTAACCTATAAAAGTGCCTAAAGCTACTAAACATAATACATTAATTGCTAATATTGCGTATAACATTCTATTCCTCCTATTCATTTCTGTTAACTACTGTATGCACTCCTAACGCTCCTGGTCCATCTCTTTGAACCTCTCTGCAAATATACTTAGGTTTAACGAACCTATCTTTACTTAACCAACAACTTCCTAGTGTTTCGTGTTCTATCATGTAGCATCCATTATGCTCGTGTTTAACTTCATATTCACAACCTACATGTAAATCTTTTTCGTACGATTCGTTATTTGTACATTTTACTATCATAACCTTCCTCCTTAGTATATATCTCCACACATTGTATTGTTATCTTCAGGTTCTCTGTTAAAGAATGTATCCTCAACAGTCTTTCTCTGTGTCGTTATTTCTCCGTAATAGTAGATCATCTGTGATAATGCTTGTGTCATTTCATCTACAGAATCATCATGTACTCCATTAGGAAATGAATACCACTCTTGAAGCATTGAGTTAACAAATGATTTATTTCTAGGCAGTTTCACGTTACTCACCAGGTAAGGCAATACGGATTGTAGTCTTGATTCTTTACCACCTAATGGATTAACTGGCACTATACCGGTGAGTTCTTTTGATAACACATTTATAATTGCACTACCATTCGCCTTATCTTCTACAAAGATCATACCTATACTTGGATATTGTTCTTTGAAGTTCCTTATAGCTTGTAGTGTTGCTAAGAAGTCCATTCTTGCGTTCAGTTCATCTATTAAATAAAAGTTGTTGTGTAGCTTACCCCATATACCTATAGCCACCTTGTCTGATTTTGAAGTATCTTTGAATGTAGCATCTACTGACATACACATGATGGGTATTTTGGATACAAACTCGTGTTTAGGTATGTACCAGTTCTTTTCATTCTCAAACCATTCCTTCTTGATAACGTTACCTTCTTGACTTGTAGGCCTACCTTGATACAGTGCGTTGAAATCTTCAG